GTGTTTTCGTACAACCATACCATGGACTAATAGTTATCATTTTACCACTCAGTTGCATATTTTTCATCTACCCTGCTTGCTACACACTTAGTCTGGCATTCTTGCCACTCAAAAGTTTTAAATGTTGTTTCCCAAAAATCGTCAGTTACAGCATCAGCAAGTGTGCGACGATTCAAATCAAATTTAGTAGCAATAGCTTTCCATTCTGAGTTATGACTGTAGCGGTTTGCCACCCAACAACACGGAAATAATCTACCTTGTGCGTCAATGTAAAGGCCTTTGTTGCCAATCTCACACAAGGGTTTAACACCGTTGACTTCTGTTACTGATTTGTATAATTGTATATTTTTTGTGTTTGTTTGTGAATTAAGTCCACGCGAGCTTAACAGTATAACATCTCTTTCAAATCTATGCGAGTTGCTTACAAACCGACCGCTTGGTTCAAGTGCATCGTTGTCACCATAGCTTGGATAAACACTCCCAAACTTGGTGCTCTTGGTAAATTGAACAGCATCAAAGCCGTAGCTTTCTGCCATGGTTACTATGTTAGTAAGATGGGTTTCGTTAAACTTAAATGCAATAGCAGCCCACACAGTGCGGCATTCGCTAGCAGATCGCAAGTTTGCAACACCTTCGAGTATGCTATCAAAGTCGCTGTTGACACGATACAAGTTGTTTGATTCGTTATTCCACCCGTCTATACTAAAGTGAACAGTATCCTTGGCTGTTAACACACGCCCTAACTCTTGCCACCATTCTGGTTTTTTATGACTGCCATTGGTAACAATAACAATCTCCACAGGTTTAACGCTTTTAATATATTCTATTACAGGAACAAGATCGTGAGCATAGATGGGATCACCATCATCACCACAGAATGTAATCTTTTCTACGTTGGCCTGTATGAACTCTGATGTAAAGTTGCGTTTAAAAAACTCCAGATCCAATTCTGTATTAACTAGACTATCAGGAACCTCTTGTCTAGCACAACGAGGACATCGCAAGGTGCACTTGCTTGAGATTTCAACATGAAAATGCCAAGTAGCTAATGTCATGCAAGCTCTACATCCGTGTTGTAACTTGTGAATCCACCTTCTTTGACTACTTTAAGAATATTTTCCACACGTCCAGCTAGTTCGTCTCTGTGACTTACCAACCAAATACTCTTGTGTCGTTCGCGGCTCATGTGTTTTAGCAAGGCCAAAGCATTTTCAACACCTTGCGTGTCCAACCCGTTGTCGATCATTTCGTCTATAAACAGGAGATTGATGGGTTGGTATAAACTTTCAAACACATCTCTGAATGCCCAGCTCATACTTAAGATTAGTCTATTACGTTCACCACGACTCAAGTTATCAAAGTCCAGCTCACGGCCTAGCTCTTCAATACTGACAGTCAAGTCATTTTGGAACACTACTGTGTGTGGCAAGCCCACACGATCCAAGTAGTGTGTTAGTCTGGCGTTTAGATAGCTAAGATTTTGTTCAATAATCTTTTTACGGATAAAACTGTCTTTGCTGGTGAGTAATTTGAGCAAGAATTCTTGATGCTCTTGTAAGCGAGTAAGTTCATTAAGTGCGTCATATGTTATCTCCTGTAAGGCCTGTTGTTGCATTTCCGTAATTTGTTCTGCATACGGATCTGTTTCTGCGTGTTTGGTGGCAATCTGTTGTTCTAAGTTGGCCAATGTAGCTTGATGTTGAATAGCATCGGACTCTTTATCATAGAACATTGTAGGTGGTTTACCTAACACGCCCAAGGCTGTGTGGGCAGTCTCCAACTCTGATAACAAGGTGCTGTATTCCGAGCCACTTTGTCGAGCTGTAGCCAACTCCGTCTGCTTGCTTTCCAAAACTTGTTCGTGCTTACTGTCGTGGAAGGCCTGTCCGCACGTATGACATTCATGATTCTCAAGCGTTTCAATTTCTTTTGATAGTTTGGCCGCCAACTTTTCTTCCCGGCCAATATCCAATTTGATCCGCGAGATCTGACCAGATAGTTCATTGATATCCTTCCGCTTTTGATCCCATGCCTTGTGATCTGTGTGAGCTTGGATCTCTGTTTCAATCTGTATATTCTGTAACGCCTTAAGGGCTTTCTCAAGTTCTTTGATATCTTCGCCATGTTTGGTGACCCATAATGTTTGTCTACGCTTTAATGATTCAATCTGTTCTTCGATACGTTTGTTGGCTTCTTGAACAGCTCGAATTCTAAACTCTTCTTGTGTAATGCCTTCTTTGGTAGCTCTGTTATGCTCCTTGATCTTGTCGGCACGCTCACTCAACATGGTAATACCCAATAACTGCTCAATGATAGTGCGTTGATCATTTGCTTTGAGACTTAGGAAAGGTTCTGTATAAGTGTTAAGTGCCAAGATATGCTTGAACATATCGTGGCTGAGTCCTAGTGTTTGTTCGATAGCATCCTGGGTTTCTCTTGAATCGCCTTGTGCTTCATCTGTGACCACTTGTTCTTGATTGTTTACAAAGAACCTTAGCACGTTGGGTTTACGTCCACGCTCAATCCGATAATCTTTGCCACCCACACTAAAATCCAAACTGACCAACATGTTTTTGTTGTTGGTTTTGTTTACAAGATTATCCTTGCGGATGTTGCTGAGTGCTTGTCCATATAAGCTATAGCTAAGAGCATTGATAATTGTGGTTTTACCTGTGCCGTTACGACTGCCATCACCGCCTAGATCCAAGTTTTCACCCAACACAAGTGTCAAGTCCTTGCGATCAAAGTCAATAGCTTGAGTGCTATTGCCCACACTCATAAAATTCTTTACGGTTAAGTTTTTTATATGGATCATAGGTTTTGATAGATCTTTAACAATAGTTTTGGATCGTAAAATTCACTTTCAATGTTGGTTAGTTGATCAGTTACAATCTGATCTACACTTTCAAACTTGACTTCACCGGGTGCCATGTCTAAATCCACCGCCGAACTTTTGACAGGGATCAAGGCCATTTCTCTTAAGTTATAATCTTTAACAAATGTGTCCTTGATAAAGTTAGCTTCTTCATAGCTGATGTCAATGTCTAATTCTACACGAACATGCATATTGGGTACAAGTATCGTGGGTGCCGAATCAATCACTTGACTCAGTTTAAGCACACGATACAAGGGTTGCCCTGGCCAAGCATGATACTCTGGCTCACTTCCCCACTCGAGTATCATCATGCCACGATCCGCATCTCCGGCATCGGCATAGTTGTGTGGAAAGCAGTTGCCAATGTAGTTGATATTTTTTTTCTGTTGTCGTAAATGGAAGTGCCCACTGAACACCTTGTCAAAACCGCCAAAACTTTCTACCTTGACTTCGCCGTGGTCTGGCATTTCTACCATGGCATTCATTTTAAAGTGTGGCAATTCAAAATGCCCAAACATGTACTTGGCTGACATTTTTGGAATACGTTTATGATCATCACCCACTAGCCAGGGTGCGATTATGACATCGCCGTCTTGGAACCAATCATTGACAATCTGTATGTTGGGGATATGTTTGGCCCATTCAGTACTGTAGATATCTCGTTTGTCACGGTAATACAAATCGTGGTTGCCTGGAATAAAATAAAAACGATCAAATGCCGCTGACAGCTTTTCTAAACTACGCAGACTGTACTGCAAGGTCTGCATGTTTATAGCCGCACGTTGGTGGCTCCAATCGCCAAGGAACATGCCAGTTTCGCATCCATTGGCCCGGGCCGTTTCAATAAACCAATCAATGAAATCACTACAATCTTGATTGTGTTGTAGGCTATTTGATTTTAGGCCGAAGTGGATATCGGTACATACTGCTACTTTTTTAAATAGACTCATATCCTAGAGTATACACTATAAAAATGGGTTTCGCAACCCATCTGGTTAAGTTTCGTCGTTATATTCGGCAATGTCAATATTTGTAACAACAGATCCAAAGTTGGGATTTTTCTTGCCAGAGTTTTGTCGAGTCCACGAAGGATTAAGTCCGTTCATCTCTAATACATCGTCACGGATGTTTTGATTTTTCTTTTCTAAATTGAGAATGCGAGTAAAACTGTTAGTGATAGCAGCAGTGTAATAAGCAAATGGATTTTGACTTTTTGACTCATCGAACTGTAAGCCAATTTGACTTAACTGCAACAAGGCTTGTCCACGCATTTCTTCATTGTAAGTGTATCCTCTCCAGTTGCTACGAGTAGCATAACGTTCGCACAGCTTCATGTACATGGTAGCAAGTGTGCGTGTAGTTTGTCCGTGATCCTTGCTGAATTCTCCATGTTCAAAATCGCCAACCCAGTGACTTTTACCTACTTGGAATGGCTGTTTATTCTCGTCCAGGCGATAGTGATAAAACGGTGGAAAGTTCAAGCGTACATGCTTTTCGTCCAGCACAGGAATGTCCAACAGGTCAGCCAAGGGATCTTCTTCTGCCAGGTCTAGTTCAAAAATATCTTCTATTTTTTTCTTTTTAGCCGCAGTTTTGGGCACTTTTTTGGGAGCCATTGGTATGTGTTCCCAACAGGTAATGCGGAATACCAAGTCGGTATTGGCAATTTTTTTAGGGTCAACAATAACACCTTCACGCTTTAAACGATCTGCTTTGTTGCGACGAGCTTCGGCAATAGTACGCTGATTAATTTTTTCTACAGTGGGTAGAATGATGTCGTACTGGTGATCCGTTACAGGATCTAGGTATGTACAGTAGGTGTTTTTGCTTAGATGTATTTGTTTTAAGATATCTCTGTTGTTGAGATAATTGGTTTTTGCTGGTGTTCTTGTGGGTGTAGTTGACACTAACGAATCTCCTAATAATATATTTATTGTAGCACAAAAACCACAGTTGTCAACCGGAAATCATAATCTGGGTGGTTTATTTTACCGGTAAATATATGATAGGAACAATACCATGCCATTTATACCAGACCCTAATAACCCCACTGGCCCTTTTATTGAAATAACCGATGCTGAGTATAAAATCTGGGTTAACAATGTAGTGTCAGGAAATAACGCAATTCCTGAAACACAAGCTGTTCAACTTCAAGAAGTGCCGCCACCAGCGGTGCCCCCAGCAGCTACTGCGGTTCAAACAGACAGCACAGTTTCCGTCGGGCAAGAACTAAATGAATATGGCGATGTGTACACACCGTTACCTACACAAAATGTAATTGCTCAGCTTCAAGCTGGGGCAATCACAGAGGAGCAAGCACAGCAGATTCTCAAATTTGGCGGAACTGTTCCAACTTCTGAAATTAACACCAATTCGGCTACATCGGGATTAACGCCAGCACAGTTAAGTGCCCTGGGTGGAGCTGACCCCACTGATCCTTTTATTCGTGCCAGGTTAGGGTTACCAACCTTAGGTGTAAGTCAACCAACGTTAGTTGATGCCGTCAGCAATATTAGTTTTCCTAGCCTTAGCAGTATTCAAACCAGCATTGGCAATACATTTGCCAGCATTGCTGATTTTTTTACTCCTGCCTCATCTACTGTGTCGGCCAGCTCAGTAAAAACAACACCAACAGGCCCACAATTTCAAAATGAGTACGGAGATTTTTATACTCCCATTGATCCGGTACCTGCCAGTTCAGTACAAACCGTTGCCACCTCTCCTCAGTTGCAAAATGAATATGGAGATTTTTATACTCCCATTGATCCGGTACCTGTTAGTTCGGTACAGACTACACCAACTGATCCATTAAGTGATGCCTACTACGAACAATTTGTACAATCTTTTAGCGAAGCAGACGTACAAACTGGTCCTGCCTTTGCACCCACAGCCGCACTAGATGAAACACCGTTGGTTTCTGTTAGTGAAGTAGATACTTTTCCAACAGATGTAAATCCTACTATTAATCCTGAAGTACCAGAATTACCTAGTGAAGTAAGCAGTGGATTTTATGACAACACTCCTGTGGTAGTAGATGCACCAGTTACCGATCCAGTGCCCGAGACTTCAGTACAGTTTGATGCCAATAATGTAGATCCTGCTGTTGATGCAGAAGCACAAGCACCAGTTGAAGATCCAGTGCCACTAAGCGAATTAGATCAAGTTCCGGTAGCACCTTACGATGACAGTGAAGCGGCCAACGCACAATTAAATCAAGACCTTGCTGACGCCGCTGAAGCCAATACTGATCTAGTAGAAATACCGCCTCCAGTTGACCCAGAACAAGATCCCACTGCCGGCGGGAATTTTGTAGAAACAGAGCCCGGTGTATATACTGTTGCTGAAGACATTCCAGAAGGCGACGCTGAAGAACAAGAGTTGGTTCCAATTCCCGACCCTGATGTTTCAGCTACTGATGTCAATACTAATCCGTCACCAGTACCTTTGTCTGACGCACAACAACAAGCCCAGGAAAATGTTGCTACCGCAGGAAACAACCCAGCGGACACTGCTGCTGGTGCTGCAGCAATCACACAAGGATTTATAGATCAAGCTCGCCAACAACAGACCATAGCAAATCAACGTCGCCAGGTCAATAACGGCGACTGGCGTGTGAGATTAAGACTAGCACCCAGTGCCAATTATCTTTACAAATCACCTAGTCCTGGAATTATGCAACCACTGTCAATTACCGACGGTGTATTATTTCCTTACCTGCCCACAATTGATACTGCTTACAAAGCCGACTATGATCCTTATACCTTGACCCATTCAAACTACAAAGGTTATTTTTACAAAGGCAGTTATGTTGATGCGGTTAACCTTAGATGTCCATTTACTGCACAAAGCAGTAGTGAGGCCAATTATTTGTTGGCTGTGATTACTTTCTTCAAATCTGTGACCAAAATGTTCTACGGACAAGATGCACAACGTGGAGCTCCTCCTCCGCTGGTATTTTTGTCTGGACTTGGCCAATACCAATTCAATGAACATCCTTGCGTGGTCAGCCAGTTCAATCTTAACTTGCCCACAGACGTAGACTACATACGTGCTGGCAGTCCCAACAACGTGGGAATAAATCTAACCAATCAGCGAGCCCGTCAAGATGTATCAATTCCTGGTGGCGGCAACCTGGGCAGATGGGCACAATTGCTAGCACAAGGTATCAGTAAAGGTGCTATAGACAATCCTCCAGCACCACCTACACTAGGATTAAATAGTCCAACCTATGTACCTACCAAGATGGAAATTTCAATCACATTGTTACCAATACAAAGCCGTCAACAGGTCAGCAAACAGTTTAGCGTCAAAGAATTTGCCAATGGCAATTTAATTAAAGGAGGATTCTGGTAATGGCCACCACTTACGATTCAACCAGTCCGTACTTTACTACAGGATACAGTCAATTTTTCTTGGATGTGATGACCAATCGTCCTATACCCAAAGAAAACGACGATCGCTTGTTTAAAATCAATGTGACTTATCAATACCGACCTGATATGTTGGCATATGACTTGTATGATACGCCAAATCTTTGGTGGGTATTTTATCAACGCAATCCCAACACCTTAACAGCACCACCTTTGGATTTCAAAGCCGGTACCACAATTTATCTACCCAAAATTACTACCTTACGATCAGTACTAGGATTCTAACATGGCAGAAGACTACGATTATGCTGCTGGCCTAGCCGGAACCGATCCAGACCTAGCACCTGTTGACAGTGCTGGTGACGTTGTTACTGAAGAAGCACAGGCTCGCAGTGATGACGCTTATGCCGGCAACCCACCCGATGATCCAGCACCAGAACCCATTGATGTTGAAGGCAGAATAACTGCTGAAGATGTTGAAGTTGGCACCAACGATCCAATCAGAACATTAAACGACACACAGGCCACGCCACCTTCTAATCCTAATGCTCGTGGCAATTTTTCCCCAGGCCGAGCAACCACACAAGGCGGAGTAGGAGCACCCGGAGATGACTCTGGGGCTGTAACTAAAAACACCACCAGAACTGCAATTGATGGAGTGTTCAACACTGGCAAAATTATACCACAAGCCAACATATTAGATCAGTACGGTAGTTATACCTATGCAGCCAGTTTGTATTTGATGAAGCCCGAAGCTTACACACAGTTGATGAAGTCATCAAAAAAAACCATAGCCGGCAGTCAGTTATTGATTCAAAGTGGTGGTGCCCCAGTGGGCGGACGCAATCCTTATTTTTCCAATGATTACTACATTGACAAAATTGTTCTTAAAAGCGTAATCACAGGCAAAGGAACCAATGCCGCACACAATGTTAACGATGTAAAATTTACCATTACAGAACCCAATGGCATATCCTTAATACCAAATCTTGATAAAGCTGTGCAATCGTATCTGGGCAGTGCCGGTGAAAAAAAGAAAAACTATGCGTCAGCTGTTTATCTTTTGGTCATGAGATTCTATGGCTATGACGACACTGGAAAATTAGTTCAAGGCGGCGTTCCTGGAGTATTCAACGGCACCGGTGCTGGCAGTGCATTTGTTGAAAAATTTTATCCCATTACCATAAGTGATATTAAATTCAAAGTGGCCAACAAAGTTGTAGAATATGAAGTAACCGGCACTGCCGTCAGCACACAAGTTGCAGCTGGTGCAGTACGTGGTAGTATTCCATACAATGTTGAGCTAGGCGGAATGACAGTAAAAGAAGCCCTCAACGGCCCAGCACAAATAGTAGATGGAAAAACTGGAAAACCAGTCAATGACACCAATGCCGCAGATCAAGTCACAGGGTCGCGTACAGTTGCTGGTGCAACTGCTGTGCCTACCACTAATGAACGAGAAAGTACCACAACATCTGAGGCCCCAGGAGCCGAAGGCAGTGCCGAAGCCAATGCACCAGCTGCACCACCCAAGGCCAGTTCAGCTCCCTCACCAAAACCTACAATACGTCAAGGATTGTTTTCGGCACTCAATCAATTTCAACAAGAGTTGGTTAAAAAGGGAATTTATACCTACGCAGACACCTATAGCGTAGAATTTGCCAACCCTAGCCTAGAACAAGCAACAATACAAGTTAAGAATCCAGAAAAGAATCAAACTGGTTCATCCAAGCCTGCCACAGCGGCCGACGCAAAAGATCCAGCCAAGAATCGTGTAGATAACAAAACTAGAAATCTCAGTGTAGTAGCCGGAACACAAATTGTACAGTTCATAACCAAGATTCTACAAAACAGCAGTTATGTTACTGATCAGGCCATTGTCAAAGCCAGTGAACAACCCAGCGGCAAATTGGAATCCAATGGCAAACCTGGCAACAATGTGGCCAGTTTCAAAATCAACATGGTGGCCACACCCAAAAAATATGATCCTAAACGCAATGACTATGCCTACGATATCAAGTATGTGGTCAGCCCTTACAAGCTCAGTAACTTGATCTCCAACTATTATCAAATACCCAAATTCAATGGAGTACACAAAGAATACAACTATTGGTTCACCGGAGAAAACACACAGGTTCTTAGCTATGAACAAAGTTACAATGCTTTGTATCATGCAGTGATGTCTGGCAATCCTGGACAACTGGGCGGAACAATAATTCAAGATGCTATTAAAACCAATTTCCAACCCAACAGTAACGAAAGCAATCAAGGTGCCAAAAATAATGTCAACGAAATTGGTGCCAACTTTACAGATGCGTTGTTTAATCCAGGTGATTTAGCCAGTGCTACATTGCAGATTATAGGCGATCCAGCCTGGCTTCAGCAAGGAGATGTAAATCCGGTATTTGCCAAAACGTTTGATCCTAATCCGTTTATGGCCGACGGCACCATTAACTTTGACAGTCAACAAATTTTGTTTGAAATTTTAATTAATACTCCCAGTGACTACAATCTTGCCACAGGTATTATTGATCCAAATGTGCGAAATACCGTGTTTCAAAGCAATAACAAACCTGGAGCCACCAGACAAAGTTATGTGTATCAAGCCACCGAATGCCTGAGTGAGTTTTCTCGAGGTAAGTTTACCCAAACACTCAAAGGAGTCTTGTTAACTTACTTGCCGGATCAAACTTTTAAGGATCGTCAAGCATCTGGTCGCCCTGCTGTTGGTGCTAAGAAAAATGCGGCCTTGGGAAGTAGACCCACTGCCACAGGCGGAGTAAATAATGCCGCTGGCAGAATTGGCAATGGCACATTACCAGGCACTGCTGGCACTGGATCTAATGCAGGAACTAGAGATACTACTAACCCGGCTGCTACTGAAAATACACCCGGCGAGTGGACCAATATTGATAAAGCAACAACCGGTACTGAAGATGAATGGATTGACAACGGCGACGGAACATTTACACTAGCCGAAGACGCCAACAATCAACTTGATATTCCAGAAATAGATCCAGGACCCGAAGACCCTACATCAGATGGCGACATTGAGCCAATTGATGCTGCTGGCGGAGATGCAGAAGATGGCGGTATAATTGAAGATGGACAAATAATGGCGAGAGAGGCATAATGGCAGAGAATACACAACGCAGTCGAGGACGCCCCCAGGGATACAAACTTGATCGTGGGGGCATGCCCACAGAAATGGGTCCGTTTGTTGGCGTAGTAGTCAACAATGTGGATCAGACACGTGGCGGACGCTTACAAGTGGTGGTTGCAGAATTTGCTGACACCAACAAAGATGGCACTCAAAATCTAACAGATCAATCCTTATGGCGTACAGTGAGTTATTGTCCGCCATTTTACGGAGCCACACCCAAGGGTGGCAGTGCCGGCACAGGTACATACCTATCAGGTAACCAACAAAGTTATGGCATGTGGTTTACACCACCCGACATAGGTACACGAGTGTTGTGCTTTTTTGTCAACGGCGATCCTAACCAAGGTTACTATATTGGTTGTATACCTGAACCCGGTATCAATCATATGATTCCAGCTATTGGTGCTGTGCCCAAATCTCGTGCCGAAGTACAAAATAAAAATCAAGGAACTTATACTGCAAATGCTCCACTACTGCCAGTAACTGAAATCAACAATTCTGTTAAAAATCCCAAGACCAACGAAAGTCCCAGATTCTTTGACGAGAAAAAACCTGTACATTCATTTGTGGCAGCTGCATTGTTCCAACAAGGCTTATTGGCTGATCCAGTACGTGGCAGCATTGGTAGCACCAGCCAACGCGAAAGTCCTAGCAACTGTTATGGAATCAGTACTCCGGGCCGTGCAGTTTATCAAGGTGGACTTGGCGGCACCGGCGACGACAAGGCATTAGATACTTTAAACAAACAAACATTGGCCGGCCTCAAAGTAATTGGCCGTAGAGGCGGACACACCCTGGTCATGGATGACGGTGACCTAGAAGGTAACGATAATTTAATTCGTATTAGAACTGCCAAAGGACATCAAATAACCATGAGCGACGACGGCAATTGTTTTTACATTTGTCACGCCAACGGTCAAACCTGGGTTGAGTTAGGACAAGAAGGCACACTAGATGTGTTTAGTACCAACTCTATTAACTTAAGAACACAAGGTACAGTAAACATACATGCTGACGAAGATATCAACATGTATGCCGGTAAAACAATTAACATTAAAAGCAAGACCAGCACATCTATACAAAGTGACGGTGGCATGGATGTGGCCTGTAAAAAAGAGCTAACTTTATTTTCCAGCAGTAAACTAGGCATTAAAAGCAAAGGAGCCTTGGCGTTAAAAGGCACAACAGGAACCTTTGATGGTGGCAGCACGCTAAGTCTCAAAGGCGGCGTGTTAAATCTCAATGGTGGTGCTGCTGGGGACATAACAACACCCAAGGGCATTACTAAAACCAAAATGCCATCCACTACATTTAACAACAGCACCGGATGGACTGTGAGTGCCACTGGCCTAGAAAGTATTGTAACTCGTGCACCAACGCACGAACCGTATCCTTATCATAATCAAGGTGTAGCAGCCAGTGTAAGTTTACAAAAAGGCCAGACCACAGCCAGCCCTGATTCGCCCACTGTGCCAGATGATTGGAGTATAACCAAAGAATGAGTATTTTTAACTATACTCTCCCGTCAGGTGCTAAATTCAGAGTCGTTGGACCGGCTGGTGCCACCCAGGCTCAGGCTGATAGAATATTCTATGAACAAGTTGCTTCGGGAAGTTTAGTTGGCTACGAATCAGGACAAACGCTGACCAGTGCTGCTAGTAAAGCTGTAAAATTTGAACTCAGTCGTCTTGAACGTGGCACAGCTGGTGTAGAAAGTTCTACAGCCCTAGCTGTGGTGTTAGGATTGCCCACAGTCACTGGCATTCCAGATCTTGTTAATACACCATTAACAAACCCAATCAACCAAGCTGACATAGTGTTGGCCAAAGGCGGCGACCTAGTACCTGATCCAATTGGCCCACTCAGCGGTGACGATGTACAAAAACTACTGGCACAAATTACTAACATTGTAGATCAGGCTGCCGATGAAATTACCTTAGATAAAGGCATTGGCAAATACGGACTTACCGCCTACCAACTTGAACAAGCCGGATATGTCAAGCCTGGAACCAGTGCCAAATATCTAAGCGATGATCCAAATAGTTTTGTAGACACAATGAATACTCCTAGTGTGTGGACCGGGCTTGGCGGCGTAACATCGTTAGATACCATTCTTGGTGATGAAACCCTACAAAACAATATACAAACCGATCTTATGAAAAGTGGGTTTGAATCTTTACAAGCCGCCGGAGTTATTCGTACAGTTCCGTCTGCTCAAACAACCACAAGCCAAGGCACAATATATACCAACAACGGATTACAAACTTTTTCATCTCTGGCACAATTAGGTGGAAGTCTAGCTCTTTCCTTGTTGTCAAGACCAGGATCCTTTCAGTTACCTAATTTAAGTACAATTGCATCGGGTGTTACAAACAGCTTGACTTCTGGATTAAGTAGCCTAGGCGGCCTAGCCAACTTGAATGTTGCTGGCATTGGCACCAGCGTCACGGGTATAACAAACCAAGTGACTGGTCAAATTGGTGCATTGGTTGCCAATGCCAGCAAGTTTGGTAGCGACGCCACTGCCTTATGGGCCGGTGCCGGTGGACTTGGCAATGTTTCTGCACTTACTGGTAGCTTGAATAACATTGTTGGCGGAAGTTTAACTAATCTTGCTGGAGGAGTCACTGGCAGCTTGCAGAGTTTAACTGGAGGATTTGGCAGTAGTCTAAACGGAATCACTAGTAACCTAACAAATCTTGTTCCTGGCTCGCTAGGAAACTTAACAGGGTCAATGGACATACTTGGTAAAGCCAGTCAGTTTGCCACAAACTTCAATAATCCATTGTCTAGTCTTAACAGCCTTCCTAGCATAGGTGCCATTCAAGGACAACTAAGTGGCCAACTTACCAATCTTCAAGGACAGCTTAGTGGTCAACTTACAAATATTCAGGGACAACTAAGTGGACTAGCAGACAATCTTAGCAGTAGCTTTGCTAGTTTAGCCGACAACTTTGGCAATTTTGACTTAGGTAGTTTTGACCTGAACAGTTTTGGAGATCTTGCTGGCGGCTTTGGCGACTTTGGCGGCTTTGGCGGAGGAGGCGGCGATTTAGTTTCTGGAACACAAGTGGCTGCTGGATTCAACAATACTGTAAATCGCAAAACAGTTGATGCCGCAACCAAACGATTTATTGGCAGTGCCAAGATTCCGTTGCCGGTATATGAATATCCCAGTTTGCCTAGTGTAGCCGAACGATTGGACATACAACAAGCAGAGACTGCACTACAATCTTCTGACGACAGTGGCTATTCTACCGCAGTTTAATAAAGAGTAAATACAGTCATGCCAACATTTATCGGATTCAATACAATTAATCAATATAAAAAATTCACAGTTGTAGACTTTGAATTAATCAAACGTGATCTACTTAATGCTCTCAACATACGTCAAGGGCAACTAGTAGGTAGACCCGCTTATGGCACAGTGATCTGGGATTATGTGTTTGAGAACCAAACACAAGAAACCGAACGTCAAATTACCGCAGAAATACAACGTGTATGTGGCGGCGATCCCAGACTATATCTTGCCGGAGTAGAAATATTTCCACAACAAAATGGCATGCTAATTCAAGTAGAAATACAAGCTGTTCCTAGTAGCGATGCCGAGCGTTTGAGTATCTTTTTTGATCAACAACAACGCCAGGCCAGCTATGTTTAACTACCCAGTTTATTAATCCCATAAATACAAGAACACAGGATTATCATGGCCAAGACTACTAGACAAACTGCGATATTTGGAGTTGAAGATTGGAAACGAATCTATCAAACCTATCGCGAAGCTGACTTTCAAAGTTACGATTTTGAAACCTTACGCAAAAGTTTTGTAGACTACTTACGCCTGTATTATCCAGAAACATTCAATGACTATATTGAAAGTTCAGAATTTATTGCCTTGCTTGATGTTATGGCATTTATGGGTCAAGCCTTGGCCTTCCGTACAGATTTAAACACACGTGAAAACTACCTAGACACAGCTGAACGTAGAGACAGTGTTGTACGCTTGGCCAACTTGGTCAGCTACACTCCCAAACGCAACACCGAATCACACGGTTACCTCAAAGTATTTTCTGTAGTGACCACAGAAAACGTAGTTGACTACAACGGCATTAACCTGGCCAACGTTACAGTAAACTGGGCAGACCCCAGCAACTTTGACTGGCAAGAACAGTTTACAGCCATTGTCAATGCCAGCTTAGTAGACACTCAACGTGTGGGTCGTCCTGGTGCAAGAAATACTATTTTAGGTGTACGCACTGACGAATACACTATTAATTTGATTCCTGGATTCCTGCCAGTGATACCTTACACCGCAACCATTGATGGTGTAAACATGCCGTTTGAAGCAGTCAACGCCACTGCTACTGGAAAAGAATTTATTTACGAACCTAGTCCAAGGCCCAACGGACAATTTAATGTGTTGTTCCGCAATGACGAATTGGGCTTTTCATCGGCCAACACTGGTTATTTCTTCTTGTTCAAGCAAGGCGTACTACAGAATCAAGATTTTAACTTGCCAGAGCGTGTGGCCAATCGTACAGTTAACATCAACATTGAAGGTGTCAACAATACCGACCGTTGGGTCTATCAGTTAGACAATGTAGGCAACATTGCCAAAGAATGGACCTTTGTTGAAAGCGTTTATGGTGCTGCCATTGAACAGCTGGCACCCGATACAAGAACAATATTTTCTGTATCCAGTCGTGTCAATGATCAAATCACACTAAACTTTGGCGACGGTGTTTTTTCAACTATTCCAGTGGGAATCTTCCGTTGTTATGTTCGTGCGTCAAATGGATTGCAGTACATTATCAATCCAGAAGAAATGCAAAGTGTACAGATTCCTATCAGTTATGTAAGTCGTACCGGACAGATTGAAACTATTACCTTTACCTGCGGTATCACAGAACCTGTTAGCAACGCCCAGGCACGTGAAACAATTGATGAGATCAAACAACGTGCTCCGGCTCGCTACTATACACAGAATCGCATGGTCAACGGCGAAGACTACAATAACTTTCCCTTTACCGCCTACAACTCCATATTAAAAAGCAAAGCACTAAATCGTGCGTCAATTGGCACAAGTCGTTATCTTGATCTGGTTGACGGCACAGGCAAATATTCCAGTACCAATTCATTTTTTAGCGACGGTGCACTGTATCAAGCAGTGAATACACCAGCGTTCCAGTTTACCTACTTGACCACCAATGACGTAACCGACGTGATTATTAATCAGTTAACCCCGTTGTTGGTTAAAGCTGGTGCTCAACAATTTTATTACAATTATTACACTCGACCAAATCTCTTGGTACTTAACAACACTTGGAATCAAAGTACTACACTGGCCAACGAGACCACAGGATATTTTGAAAACAGTCTAGGCAATCCTGTCAGCATTGGCACCTATGCCAGTAACAATATGAAATATGTTTTGGTTGGCTCCTTGGTCAAATTTATACCACCAGCTGGATATTTCTTTGACGAAAACAACAATCTCAAAGCAGGAATCCCTGCTCGTGCCGATGAAAAAACAGTTATCTGGGCTAGCCCAACTGCTGTATACCTTGATGGAACAGCACAAGGTCTTGGCAATTTGCCCAACGGTCAAGGCCCAGTGGTACTTAATAACTATGTGCCAACCGGTGCTATTGCCGCCCAAGTTATTCCCTTGTTTGTCACAGACTTTTCAACGACACTAAGGCAAAGTATTCTTGATCAAATTTTGTTAAATCAAAATTTTGGCCTAGGCTATGACAGCACAGGCACTGTAACAGGAACCCCATACACTTGGTATGTAATTACTGCTAGTAATCTTGCTGTTGATGCACAGTGGAGCACCACCAATGCTGGTAGTACCTCAGGAACAAATGCTGACGCCAGTTGGTTTATACAAGCCACAACTGATGGTCAAAAATACACTATAGTTTCTCGTAGCTTAGACTACTACTATGGTAGTGTATTACAAAACAGATTCTTTTACTTTGGCAGTCAAAAAATCTACGACAGCCGCAATGGTACAGTGATCAGCGATTTTGTCAATGTATTAAAAACCAACAGCAAACCAGATAACAATACACCACTTGAAGGTGATACTCGATTAAAAATTATTGGCCAGCCGGTGCAAAGTGATGGCTATGTTGATGACTTCCAAGTCCTGGTTGGCTTTGAAGACTTTGACAGTGACGGTGTTCCTGATGATCCTGACTTTTTTAACACGATTGTGGCTCCAGCAATCAATCCAAATTTAAAGTTGGTATTTCTACAACAAACTGTGGACTTTGATAATCTTCAAAGATATCTGTTGGTTGAAAATGGCGTGGTTAACAGTTCATATGCTACCTTGAATGATATCGAACTGGTTAAAGATGAATACTTGGTTGGTCAAGTGTTCTACGCTTATAATCCTACCAGTGCCACTACAAATATTGATTACAGTGCTGGATTATTCTATACCATGGTGCTTAACTCGTCAGGTGTTAAAGTATTAGAACTCAACAATCAATTCATAGCCCGTGTTGGCCGCCAAGACTTATACACACAATATCGTCATAATAGTCCATTGACCAGTCGTCTTGATCCAGGCAGTACAAATATCATTGACCTGTATGTTATAACCTTGGCCTATTACACAGCCTATCAAAACTGGATCAAAGACTCCACAGGCACTGTGGTAGAACCAACACCACCAACCATTGATCAACTTACCACAGAGTATGCAGGCCTACAAGATTATAAAATGATTAGTGACAACGTGATTGTCAACAGCGTACAGTTCTTGCCACTGTTTGGTGCCAAGGCACCGGAAGAATTACGTGCCACAATTAAAGTTATTAAATCTGCACAGAGCACAGCCAGTGTCAGTGAAATTAAAAATTTAGTAGTGGCCAACATGGATGCCTACTTTAGTATTGACAAGTGGGACTTTGGCGACACATTTTATTTCAGTGAACTGGCCGCATACATACATGCACAGATTGGCGACGTGGTAAGTAGTGTAGTGTTAGTTCCATTGAATCCAGAAAAATATTTTGGCGACCTGTATGAAATACGCAGTGCTCCTAATCAAATTTTTGTCAATGCCGCTACAGTTAATAACATTGAGGTAATTCAAGCATTGACTTCAACTAATATTAGAACTGCTCCAGGTAGTGGAGTAATTTAATGGCACGAGTTCGTACAGTTGAATTCCTGCCAGAAATATTTCAAACGCCGGTCAATCGGCAGTTCCTCAACGCCACTTTAGATCAGCTAGTACAAGAACCAAACTTTAGTAAGACACAAGGTTTTGTTGGACGCAAGGTTGGCCCTGGTGTTAACCCAGCCGACAAATATGTAATCGAACCAACTAAAGTTCGCAATGATTATCAATTAGAGCCCGGTGTTATCAGTTTACAACCTGATGATAACGGTACCATATTAGACGCAATTACCTATCCAGGCATCATTGATGCATTGAGATTACAAGGTGCTAATGTGACTAACCCAGATAGTATGTACGGCAGTGAATACTACACCTGGGACCCATTTGTTGATTTTGATAAGTTCATAAACTACAGCCAATATTATTGGCAACCTGCTGGCCCATTGGCTGTGGACGTAGGAGCCATTGGGGTACCATTAACTGATGACTTTGTTGTGACTCGTGCCAACGGAGTATACACGTTCAGCGGAATTCCTGGAACCAACCCAACACTAACTCTGGTGCGTGGGGGCAATTACACGTTCCAAGTTGCACAAAATGCCACAGAAGACATAAACTTTCGCGTACAAAATTCAGGTACCAGTGCCTATGTAATTGACTACGAAACTAATCCCACGCTGACTTTGGTTCGAGGTAATACCTATACCTTTACGCTGTCATTGAGCGGCCCGTTTGCATTTTACATCAAAACAGAAGCCACACTAGGTAACACTGAATTATATGAAGGTGTACTATCAGATGGTAGTCCTGCTGTTACTAACAATGGTGCATACACTGGAACTGTCACATTTACCGTGCCACAAGATGCTCCAGATGTGTTATATTATGCCAATTCCACACAGCTTAATATGCGTGGAACTTTTGTAATTGAGGATGCTACACCAGGCACCGGCCCAGGCTTCTGGATTCAAACTGATCCTGGAGTTAATGGAGTGTTACCTTATGCTTCCAATATCAGCAGTAGAGACGTACTAGGAGTTATCAACAACGGCGAAGATCTTGGCACTGTGTCATTTAATGTGCCTCTAAGTACCGCCCAAGATTTTTATTATGGTCTATCAAAGATTGGCAACATTGCTGGCAAGCCAGCTGGCACTGTTGATCTAGTCACCACATTAAAATTTAATGAAATCAATAATCAATTCATTACTACCAACGAAGATGGCAATATTGTTCCTGGGCCATTTTTTGTAGCCAATCCAACTGGCATCGATGGCATCACCGAATTAAATGGAAAGACCATTGTATTTTTAAATCAAGAACCCGATACTGAATCAGGCGGCTGGCAAATAACCACGCAGTTTGACCCGATCACAAGAACAGTTCCTAATCAAGTATCAGTGACACAAAGTTACGACGTCAACGGTCAACCCTACGACGATCAACCGTACGAAACACTCAGTAATGCTATCGTAAGCGGAAGCCCAGATCCCAAAGACGGTCAGGCAGGCACGTATGATAGCATACCGTTTGACCAAACCACAGACATTACTACGCAAAGTGCCCGCTACAGTGTCTGGCAGATACAATATGTGACAGCTAACGACGGATCCAAGTATATAAAATTAAACAGTGTGTTGTCTGTGGCCAACTTGGAAAAGTTTCAAATTCTTTATGGAGCACAATATGCCACCACTGAGTGGTATAAAAATGCCGAAGGATATTTTGAAGAATTTCCTTTGCTGACTGCAATTAAAAATCTGTTATGGTATCAGGACGGAACAGATCCAGAAATTTTTGGACAACTTAGATTAATTGATCAAGACAAACAAGCTACACTGTTTATTGAAGATATTGTTGGTCAAAAAAATTACACTAGCCCTAATGGTGTGGTGTTTACCAATGGATTGAAAGTGCAGTTTCGTGGTGAGGTTGAGCCGGCCAGTTACCAAAATAATTCATACTATGTTGAAGGAGTAGGCACAGCTATACAACTGTTGCCTGTAACAAATTTTGTCACTCCTGAACCCTATACCAATAGCCAAACAATACCATACGACTCAACACCGTTTGATGTTGGCAACTACGATGCTTCGCTGAACGCACCTCTGGTCCCAGATTATCTGGTTATAAATCGTGCCAGCCCAGACCTTAACGCATGGACACGAACCAATCGTTGGTTCCATATTGATGTTATAACTTACGCCGCAGAACTCAACGGCTTGACACCAACTGTAGACCAAAACTATAGAGCACGACGTCCTATTTTAGAATATCGTGCTGGTACTCGATTATTCGAGTATGGCACACAAGGTAAACAACCAATTGATGTCATTGATTTCACCGCCACTGACGCCTTGAGTACTATTAACGGAACTACAGGATATTCAATTGACGGATACTCACTCCTTCAAGGTAGTCGGGTTATATTTGCTGCTGACACTGACAGTCAGGTAAGAAATAAAATTTATCAAGTAGAATTTATTACTCCGGATACAGTACCACCTGAGATTCCACAACCAATTATTAACTTGGTACCTGCTCCAGATGCTACTGTGTTGTACGATCAAAGTACTGTGTGCCTAAGTGGTGTTACCCTACAAGGCAAGGCTTTTTGGTACGACGGTGTTGAATGGTTGGAGTCTCAAGAAAAAACCACAGTCAATCAAGCACCATTGTTTGATGTTTACAACACCAACGGTGTTAGTTTTGGCGATCGTGCGGCATATCCAAGTACTACCTTCCGCGGTTGTAAGCTGTTTAGTTACGCAACCAGCAATCTCAGTCCAGACGCTGTGCTAGGATTTCCTTTAAGATATTTGAGCCTGGATAACATTGGTGATATTGTTTTTGACAATAATCTTTATACAGACACCTTTGGTTATGTGTTAGGATCAACAGGTCAGACTGTTGATGTCAGCAGTGGATTTGTAAGACAGTATTCTAACAGACTAGATTATCGTAGAGAAATTGGCTGGCAACCGGCTGCTACACGCAGTATCCAAAGACAACAATTTCAATTTACTTACGATGGTAGTCCTTTGCTATTAGATGTAGCGGTTAATACCAACAACGTAATACCAGCTGTACAATTATATGTAAACAGCCAGTTCCAGGACCCAGGTCGATATACCTACACCACTACTAGTGATACCACAACTATTACCATGAGCGGAACTTATGTGTTGCCAGGCGATGTAATTGAAGTAGCGGTATTGAGTGATCAGGTCAGTGCAACAGCATTTTATCAAATTCCTGTTAATTTAGAAAATAATCCACTCAATACCAACAATAGTATCTTTACTTTAGGCACAGCTCGCACACATTACGAAACAGTTGGCGAAAATTTGCTTGGACTTGTAGGTCCAATTATTGGCCCAAACAACACCAGAGACTTGGGCAACATTGTTCCTTTTGGTCAACAAATACTACAACAAAGTAGTCCGTTGACCTTGGCCGGCTATTTCATGCGTAGCAAAGAATATGATATTTTTGGTGCATTAGAATATAACAGCCGAGAGTACATCAAGTTTAAATCTTTGTTGATAGACACTGTGGTACGTAATGATTATGGAGACATGACTGTGGCTGAAATATTAGATTCAGCTATAGCCACTATTACCAATGGACGTACAGATACTAATCCATTTTATTGGAGCGACATGTTGCCTACAGGGTCGGTGTACACACAAACAGTCAACACTATTACCCCAATTAGCACTCCAATATTCAACACAGTACAGACCTATAATTTTACCAGTTCTAACTATCTTGGATTACTAGTATATTTGACAAGGACTATTAATAATCAGTCAGTCACAACTTTATTGACTCGTGATGTAGAATATGTAGTGGCCACAGATAGTCCCAGACTTACTATAACAGTTCCTCTGAATGTTGGGGATATTGTAACCATCAATGAGTATGGCAATACTGCCGGCAATTTTGTGCCTAATACTCCTACTAAACTAGGACTGTATCCAAAGTATTTGCCAAGAATATTCTATGACATTGACTATGTGAATCCTGCATTGGTTGTGCAAGGGCATGATGGCAGTATCACTATTGCTTTCACCACTACAGATCAATACAACAATGGCCGCATTGACATACGTGATCAAATATTATTAGAATTTGAAAAACGTATCTATGACAATTTAAAAAACGACGGCAACCCAGTACCGCTAACTGCGGAAGAAGTAATTCCTGGGTTCTTCCGCAAGACTGATTACACTCAAACAGATATTAATAATATCTTAAGTGAAAGTTTTTTAACTTGGGTTGGATGGAACAAACTAGATTATAAACGTCAAGATTATATTGCTAATAATCCATTCACTTACAATTACAGTACCGCTGGCAACAAAATTAACGAAGACCCGTTATTGGGTGCCTGGCGTGGCATCTATCGTTATTTCTACGATACTTTAACTCCCAATTTAACTCCGTGGGAGATGTTGGGCTTGACTGAAAAACCAGTCTGGTGGGAAGAACGATATGGTCCTGCACCGTATACCAGTGATAACTTGGTGTTGTGGGATGACTTAGAGGCCGGCCTAGTAGCAGACCCAATTATATCTTACATTAAACCCAACTATGTAAGACCAGGCCTAACAAAACTTATTCCCGTTGGCACAGAAGGCGAGTTATTGGCACCACTTTATAGTGTAGTTGGCAGTTATAATTCTAACGCATTCCAAAAGAGTTGGAGTGCCGGCGACGGCGGCCCAGTAGAAGCAAGTTGGTGGATGAGCTCTAGCTATCCATTTGCGATCATGCGTTTATTGATATTGGCCAAACCAGCAGAATTTTTTGCCCTGTTTGCCGACAGAGATTTATATCGTTATGATTTTGAATTAGAACAATATCTTTACAATGGACGTTATAGGCTAGATGCCAATGGCATAGAAGTATATGGCAACGGCGTCAGCAAGGCCAGTTACATTGACTGGATCGTCGACTACAATCGTCAATTAGGACGTAACAGTACAACTGCGTTGACTAACGATTTGGCCAATCTTGATGTGCGTTTGTGCTATCGTATGGCCAGTTTCACAGACAAACAATACCTTGACGTGATATTAGAACGTCAAAGTCCAAACAGTACCAACAGTAGTTTGACATTGCCGGACAACAACTATCAATTGTTGTTGTATAAAAATCAGCCATTCAACGAAATTGTCTACAGTGCGTTGATCATTGAAATAGTCTCAGGTGGTTATGCAGTATACGGATACAACAATGCCACGCCATATTTTAATATTTTTGCTAGTGCCAGCAACGGATTGTTAAAAACAGTCAGCGGTGGAGGTACCGCAGTTCGAGTACCAGCACAATATAGTGATACAGTAGTACAAATACCTTATGGATATACTTTTGTTAACAATACTGTTGTAGTTGATTTTATTTTAAGCTACGGTGCTTATCTTGAAAAGCAAGGGTTAATTTTCAATGATTATGAAAATGGTTACAAACTTGACTGGACACAAATGGCCACAGAGTTTTTATACTACAGTCAACAAGGATGGAC